GCGGGGACCGCAGGCCGGGCTGCCCGGTCAGTAGCTCTGCCCGCAGAATCCGCAGGCCTTGGCTTCCGCCGTGCAAGGACAAATCCACTGCCCCCGCGCATCGACGCAGCGGTCCGGAATACGGCACTCGGATTGGCTCACGCGAGTGCCGGGAACGGGTGTGAACGATCGGGTGGGAGCAAAATCGCCCCGTCCGTTTGCGGCGGGGGCTTGAAAATTCTCGGACGCCGATATGGAACCTGTTGTGAGCACGAGCACGAGGATCAGAAGCGAGGCGCGCATTTCTTGTCCTTTTTGCCGCAGATGCGAATGATAGCACGCCGATGAATAGCATTGCTCTGCGACACTTTACATCGCTTGAACGTCAATCCCTTGGACCCGCACAAGTTCCTCTGTCCTTGACTTTTGTGCGGTGCATGAGTCCGGAAGCCCAGAGCGGACATCGAACGCCGCGTTCCACGCACCGCCGTGACGGCGGCAGCAAGGACGTGATTTCGTTGTTGCGCGCGGTTGCCAATTGTGTCATGGCATGAATCCTAGTCTCGGCGTTCCGCGCCCAGACTCATCCGCAAATCCTGCCAACGAACCCAGTCCGTCTGACAGCGGCTAGCGCGCGCGTTGCCTGTCTTGCCGCGGTCACGACCGGACGTCAGCACGCGCCCGGAATTCCGACTGTTTCCATTGCCCGGCGCATTGTTTTTTCCATTGCTCGCCATTGTTCCTGCGCCGGCGGTTTTTCTCTCGCCGTCGCAAAGCCTTGCATTGTAATTGGCGCGCATTTTCCATTGCAGATCGATTGTATTTTGTAGGGTGGGCAAAATCGCTCGCACGGTGCATCCGCGTTGGGCACGGCGCTTCGGCGATTTTGCCCACGTGGATGCGCCGTGCAGCGCGCCATGCCCACCCTACAGATCTGCTGACGGCCCTCGTTCCCCGACGATCCAATCTCGCGCACGACCCGCCGGCCCGACGGAGCATCGCTCCGGCGGCGCCGCGCGTTGCCTGGCGCGACCCCGACAAGCACCAGCACAGGAGACCAGACATGCCCTTCCAACCCGGCCAGAGCGGCAATCCGGCGGGACGCCCGCGCGGATCGCGCAACAAGCGCACCGTCATCGTCGAGAAGCTCTTGGACGACAGCGCCGGCGAGCTGACGACGGCGGCGATCGCGCGCGCGACCGACGGCGACCCGGCGGCGCTGCGCGCCTGCATGGACCGCGTCGTCCCGCGGCTGCGGTATCGGCCACTCGATTTCGCGCTGCCCGATCTCGTCACGCTCGCCGACACCCCGGTTGCGATCAACGCGATCGCGCAGGGGCTTAGCCACGGCGACCTCGACCTCGAGGAGGCCGCCGCCCTGATGCGGGCCGTGCGCGAGTTCACGCTGGCGCTCGCCGCGGTCGAGCGCGACAAGCGCGCCGCCGCGACCGCCGCGCCGACCGACGACGGCGACGCGAGCGGGGCCGAGAGCCTCGCCGACTTCCCGGCGGCGCGGACCAGATGAGCACATCGTCCTCCCGCGCCGCGGCCCTGCGCGACGCGGCGCTCGCACGCGAGCTCGAGCGCGACCTCGAGCGCTTCGCCGCCTCCCTCACCATCCGCCCCAAGCGCGGCGCGCTCGCGCCGCTGATCCTCAACCGCGCGCAGCAGTTCATTCATCGCCGCCTCGACGCGCAGCAGCGCGAGACCGGCCGCGTGCGCGCGCTGATCCTGAAAGGCCGCCAGCAGGGCTGCTCGACCTATGTGGCGGCGCGCTTCTATCATCGCGTCATCAACGCCAAGGGCATCCGCGTCTTCATCCTCACCCACGAGGAGGCGGCGACGCAGAACCTGTTCGAGATCGTCGAGCGCTTCCACGCCCACTGCCATCCGCGGCTCAAGCCGTCGACCGGCGCCGCCAACGCCAAGGAGCTTTATTTCGACGCGCTCGAGAGCGGCTACAAGGTCGGCACCGCCGGCACCAAGGGGGTGGGACGCTCGGCCACCATCCAGCTCTTCCACGGCTCCGAGGTCGCGTTCTGGCCGCATGCCGAGACCCATGCGGCCGGCGCGCTGCAGGCCGTGCCGGACGCCGCGGGCACCGAGGTGATCCTGGAGTCGACCGCGAACGGCATGGGCAACCTGTTTCACGAGACCTGGCGCGGCGCGCAAGATCGCGAGAACGACTACATCGCGATCTTCGTGCCGTGGTATTGGCAGGACGAGTATCGCAAGACCCCGCCGCGCGATTTCGTGCCGAGCGACGAGGAGCGGACCTACGCAGGCCTGCACGGCCTCGACCACGCCCAGCTCACCTGGCGGCGCGCCAAGATCGCGCAGCTCAAGGACCCGGCGCTTTTTCGCCAGGAATATCCCGCGAACGCGGCCGAAGCCTTCGAGATGAGCGGCCACGACAGCTTCATTCCGCCCGCGCTGGTGGCGGCCGCCCGCAAGGCGAGGTGCGAGCCGTCGGGCCCGCTGGTGATCGGCTTCGATCCCGCCTGGAAGGGCGAGGACCGCCACGCCATGGCGTGGCGCCAGGGCCGGCGCCTCATCAAGGTGGAGTGCAAGAAAGGGCTCGACACCATGCAGGGGGCCGGCTGGGTCAAGCAGGTGATCGACACCGACAAGCCCAAGCGCGTGTTCGTCGACGTCGGCGGCGTCGGCGCCGGCGTCTACGACCGCCTTGCCGAGATGGGCTACGGCGAGATCGTGCGCGGCATCAATTTCGGCTCCGCTCCGTTCGAGCCTCCGCTGCGCGACGCGCACGGCCGCCCGTCCGGCGGCGCCGCCAACCGGCGCGCCGAGATGTGGATGAAGTCGAAGGACTGGCTCGCCGACCCCGGCGGCGCCCAGATCCCGGACAGCGACGCGTTGCAGGCCGACGCCTGCGGTCCCGGCTACGGCTACGACAGCAATACCCGCCTCCTGCTGGAGAAGAAGGACGACATGCGCCGCCGCGGCGCCGCGAGCCCCGACCAGTGGGACGCCGTGGCGCTCACCTTCGCGGAGCCGGTCGCGGACCGGTTTCCGCACTGGTCGCGCCGGCTGGTGTATCCGGACTTGGGGGTGGCGTGAGGGCGCCACGGGCGCGCCGGCTCGGCTGGATGAGCCCCACGACCTACGCCGCAGCACGGCGGTCCGCTGCGCTGCGCTCCGCCGACGGCTCCGCGCAGCGGACTGATCACCGCCCGGGAGGGCGTTGTCGACTTTCGAACTCCAGTTCCGTTTGAATAAACGTTGGGGGCAAGGTCAGCTGCCCGATGATACGGAAGAAGACGAGGGTGCGGACAAACCATTTTTCCTCAATATGACTCTGATGGTAGCATCACCCGGCGGCACAACCCGAATCGGCGCCGTGGATAGGGGGAAAGATGGCAAGCAGGGATGATCCGAGCGGGGTTGACCGCCTACGGCTCCGCATCGAGGGCGCGTGGCTGGCAAGAGATTTTTCCGACGTTTTCAGAGAGCTGCAATTTCTGTATGAAGTATGCTGTTTGGCCGCAGTAGATCGGGATGTGGAGGCACTCAATCGACTGCGGGAATCATTGAGCGGGATGGACATTATCAATCACTTGTTTCAGCGGCTCAGTGTGCGGTCGCGGGTACGGAGTGCCGCAAAAAGAATTGAAATTGGTCCTCGCGATGTAACCGTCGCTAAAATCAACTACGCCAGTCCAGGCGTATGCGATCTCGTAGGGATTGCACGGGCTGTGCGGGAAATGCGAATCCTTATCACGGACATGGTAGATCGGTATCTTCATCGCGAAAACAGGGCACTAAAACGGTCGGCCTTGCATCAAGATGTGATGGCAAAGCGAATAAGAAACGCGGGGGCTGCCTATAAACTGGCAAAGAAGATCGGAATGGATCATCACGCCACGGAAGTTCTTCTTCAACAAATCTTGCGGTCCGACGATGTGATCGGTAAGCGAATTTCAGAAGGAAAAATCACGCATATTGAGTAGCAACGCCCTGCTCCAGCGCGTTGCGCACATCAGCATCGCCGAGGATGTCCTGGTGCTGGGCGCCGATCATCGCGAGCGCGGTCGTGGCTTCGTCTCTCGCGAGGGACGTCAGGATGGGCGTAGCGAGGTCGATCGTGATGGCTACTGCCTCGACTCGCTCTCAATAAATGTTCTGGAACTGGAATAGCTACCGCGGATTCAGCGTCTGTGTGACCGTCTCGATCAGATGATCAATCGTGGCATCCAACGTCAGTTCGCCGGCGGGTACGGGAGATGATGGCCGTTGTGGGTATCGAGCATAGTGAGACTTGTGCAGCTCGTTGAGAACCTCGAGGTTCTCGACAATGACCGGCTCGTCCGGGAGGCCATGCTGAAGCGCGAGGGCGTACCACGCGGAAAGATCGTGATTGCTCGGCTCCTTCGCGGGGGGCCTCCGCTCGCAACGCTGTGGCGAACGTACGCCTTCAAAGTCAACTCGATCGCGTGCGTAATCAGGGCATACCGTGGCCAGTTTGGCTCTCCGTTCGTGTAGTCTACGAGCTCGGCCGCCGCCTTCCTGAACATGCGGGCACGATGGAGATATTGCCGCGGCGAGTCCGACATGCGCGGGCCGGCAAAAATTGGCGGCTTCATGGCCTGTCACGGCGAACTAGGTTCACTTCCATATCTTGTCGCATAGACGTGCTGCTTGCCATCGGCATGCTCGCTAACTTCGTCGTTTTGCGCAAGGGGCAATTACGGGTCGCACGGTCGCATATGTGCGTGATGGACTGCGTGTCGAACGTCGCCACTCGAACGGGCTAGCCAATATGCAAGCATCGTAGCATATTTTCGGCGCCGGTGAGGCCGGAGCAATGTGGGAAAATCCAAAGCGAGTTCAGCACGCGATCAAGCGGTTCATTAAGGAGATCGCGGAAATCGAAGCTGAGATCTATGCGCCGGGTGAGGATGATCCCGCGCTCGTGGCGAGCATGTTGGAGCGAAAGCGCGACGACATTGTGCGTTCCGCTGTTCTCCAGCTGCATACGTCGATCGAAGACCTGCTCACTTCGCTGATCTTATACTGCGCGCTAGGGATCACCGATAAGAAGCTCAAGCATCGCTTGTCGAGTGAAAGGGGCAAGGCGTTTCGCAGAATGCTATATGACCGCGAAAGTCTCGGCTTCGATATGAAGCTGAACTTCGCGGTAGGGCTTGGGTTGCTCACGCCGGCTGGGCGCAAGCAGCTCATGGAACTAAATACGATGCGAAACAAGTGCAGTCATAATTGGGTGCTGAAGAGCGCCGTTCGCCGCGGCAAGCGGCCGGCTCAGCTCAAGCCGCCGTTGCTGCACTGGCGTGCTAAGGACCTTCATAAGGTCCCGGTGATCAAAGAGTTCATCGCGGAGTTCACTGTCGTGTACCTCCGCCTGTATGCGAAATGGGTGCGATGATGGAGGACACTGTGCCGCCCGCAAGGCGACGTGCGAGCCGTCCGGCCCGCTGGTGATCGGCTTCGATCCCGCCTGGAAGGGCGAGGACCGCCACGCCATGGCGTGGCGCCAGGGACGGCGCGTCATCAAGTTGGAGTGCAAGAAGGGGCTCGACACCATGCAGGCGGCCGGCTGGGTCAAGCAGGTGATCGACACCGATAGACCTAAGCGCGTGTTCGTCGACGTCGGCGGCGTCGGCGCCGGCGTCTACGACCGCCTCGCCGAGATGGGCTACGGCGAGATCGTGCGCGGCATCAATTTCGGCTCCGCGCCGTTCGAGCCTCCGCTGCGCGACGCGCACGGCCGCCCGTCCGGCGGCGCCGCCAACCGCCGCGCCGAGATGTGGATGAAGTCGAAGGACTGGCTCGCCGATCCCGCCGGCGCCCAGATCCCGGACAGCGACGCGTTGCAGGCCGACGCCTGCGGCCCCGGCTACGGCTACGACAGCAACACCCGCCTGCTGCTGGAGAAGAAGGACGACATGCGCCGCCGCGGCGCCGCGAGCCCCGACCAGTGGGACGCCGTGGCGCTCACCTTCGCGGAGCCGGTGGCGGACCGGTCTGCGCACTGGTCGCGCCGGCTGGTGTATCCGGATCTCGGCGTGGCGTGAGGCGTCACGGGGCGGTGGATCGGGAGGCATCCCGGTCCGTATTCTTTGCCCGGCCATCCTGGCGCCCGTTTACGCGGAGCTGGAAAGGTTCAGAATGGAAGGCGCCGCGTCCGTCGCCTGACCGAAGAGCGACCGTCCGGCAATCGGGCCGACAGGAGCCGCCGATGGGATGGTGCCCGCAAACGCACGTGCAGCGATACGACATCCACGGCACCGAACTGTTCATCGGCGACGTTGCCGGCTCGATTGCCGCCACGTGGGTCGCAAACGAGACGTTGCTGGACGAATACGGCCTGAACCGGATCGAGTTCGCGCCCGGCGACGTGGTTATCGATGTCGGCGCGCATGTCGGGCTGTTTGCGATCTTTCTCGCCAAGCGACATCCCGAAATCTCGGTCCTGGCGTTCGAGCCCGAGCCGGTCAACTTTCACAACATGCTCGCCAACATCGCGGCGAACAGGGTGGTGAACGTCGTCCCCCATCACCTTGCCGTCACCCGCGACGCGCGGCCGTTCACGCTCGAACGGCCCCCGGGCAACAGTGCGGCGGCGAGCGGCTATTGCGGCCCGCGCGAGGGGCTGGCACGGGCGACCACGGCTTCCATCACGCTGGACGGCATATTCGAGCGGTTCGGCATCGTCCGCTGCAAGCTGCTCAAGGTCGATTGCGAAGGCGCAGAGTACGAGATCATCACGAGCACCTCCGTCCTCGACCGGGTGGACTGGCTGTCGGGCGAGTTCCACGTCAGCCAGTCCCTCCGGGATCGCGGCTGCGTGGCTGAAGAATTGCTCGATTTCGTCCGTGCCCGCATTCCGCCCGAGCGGATCGCCGTCAAATCGAACCAGATCGACGATTAGGACGGGACATGCCCAGCGAAAGTCTCAAGGTGATCGGCCCCTGTAAGGGCGGCAGCGGCTACGACCGTCTCACGCGCGCGTTCGTGCGCGAGTTCCTGCAGCAGGGCGTGCGCATCGAGCTGCACGACCTGCCCGGCTGGTCCGTCCCGCTGCCCGAGCACGCGCATTCGGCGTTCGGCCGGCTGACCCGGCCGTCCGGCGCCGACACCGTGCTGCACTTCACCATGCCGCATCACGCCACGCCCGAGCCGGGGCGGCGGAACGTGAACTACACGATGTTCGAGGCCGACCGCATTCCGGCGGCCTGGGTGATTTCGGCCGAGGCGCACGACTTGATCGCGCTGCCGACCGCAGCGGGTATTCGCGCGTGGGCCGGAAGCGGCGTCCCGGAGACGAAGCTGCGGCTGTGCCCGCTCGGGGTCGATGCCGCCTATTTCTCCGAGGCGACAACGCCCCTCGCCCTCGCCGGCGCGGATGGGCGGGCGGTGGCATCGTTCCGCACACGTTTCCTGCACATCGCGGAATTACGCCCGCGCAAGAACCACGTGGGGCTGCTGCGCGCCTGGATGAAGGCGACGACGCCCAAGGACGATGCGATTCTGATCCTGAAGGCGAGCGTGTTTCAGCAGCATGTGCTTCCTCAATTCCAGCAGGACGTCGCCGCGATGCAGCGGCAGACCGGGCGCACGCTCGCCGATGCTGCGCCAATCGTATTCATCACCGGCCATCTGCCCGACGACTTGATCCGGTCGCTCTATGCCTGCGCGACACACTATATCTCGCTGTCGCATGGCGAAGGCTGGGACCTGCCCATGATGGAGGCGGCAGTGTCGGGGCTTTCCCTCATCGCGCCGGCCCACAGCGCCTATCTGACCTACCTGCAGGAGGACGAGGCGTATCTCGTTCCGTCCCCGGTCGGACCCACGCGCTTCGACGGCCAGCTGGGTCTCGAGGATCGTGTGTTCTTCGACGGCGTGCAGTGGTGGCACCCGGACGAGGATGCCGCCGCCGAAATCATCATGGCAATCGTGAACGGAACGGCGCCGCCGAAACGGCGGGCCGGAGAGAGGATCGCCGCCGCATACAGCTGGGAGCGGGCGGCGCGCACGCTCCTCGCGGCGATATTCGATTAGACTAGGCCGTGAGGACGCGGGGCCCGCCTTGTTGCCGCGCACCAAGCTGTTGTTCTGATAGGTCAG